TAAGCAGAGGGAATCTGTGGTGGATCATCCCCCTGCAAGCCTAATGTATAGACTATTTTTTAGATTTTGTCAATGTAGTTCCTTTAAACCATGCTGGTATACCTACCATAGGTCTTTTATCTAAAGCATTTTCTTTTGCCATTTTAGATCCTGCTTTGTTGTAGTGTAAAAACACTTGACCACAATCTTTACCTTTAAACTCATCTCGCCAATGTTCTAAATCACAACCAGAATAAATTAACATATCGCCTGGTTTTAAATCTACTTTAACTCCTGCTTGACCTTTGCCACCTGTTGGATCTAAATATATTGGCCATGGATCACCACCTAAATTTAATGTAGTAGATATTTCACATGAATATCTATCTTTATGTCTAGCTAAAACATCTCCGTTTTTATATATTCTAGCATAAGAATAAGTTTCACTTAATTTTAATCCTGTATGTTTTTCCATAACAGGTTTAACTTCTTGTAATAAAGTTTCCATTGCAAGATCACTATAATGTGAATAAGTGTTTGGCACTTGATCATCATTCCATACACCCCAATAATCTGTAAAAGGTGAAATATATCTTTGATCAAATAATACTCTTGCAACGTTTCTTTTATTTTGAAAGTATTTGTAAACAAAGTCTGCTAACTCTTTTGAAATAGCTCCTTTTAAAACAGTATATTTATTTTTTTTAAACGACATCTAACACTCCTTTTGGTATTGCTTGACAGTTCCAATGTATAAATCTAAATGGATTATAACCCATATCTACAATGTACTGATGAGGTAAATATGATGGAAAAAATATCATTCTACCTGGTTTAACTTGATAATTAATTTGTGATGATGCATAAGTCACTTTTGTTTTATCTTTTTCTGGTAAAAGATTCATAACATTACCTGGTCTTGGATCTTCAAACATAGGCATAGATGTAGATTCATCTGCTTTTAAAAAATAAAAACCAGAAATGTGACCATTCCAATGTGTGTGTAAAGTATGGTGTCCACCACCTTTTTTAGCAAACTCTTGTACCCACATTTCTGTGGTAAATATTTGGTGATTAGTTAAATCAAACCCCATTTCATTTAATAAATTATGTGCTGTAGCACCTACATAATCTTGTAGTTGTTTAAAATTTAAATCACCAATTAATGATGTTGAATGAAATACATGACCCATATCTCCTTTGTCACCAAATTTTTTATTACGTTTATCAATAGCTGGTTTTAATGTTTTTTTAGATGCTTCAATATATGGATCTGATGCTTTGTTTAATTTATCAACAAAACTAGGTTCATCAGCAAACCATATTGGTGATGCAAAATATTGTTCTAATTGTAATTGTTTAGGATAACCTACAACTTCTTTTTTTACTTTTTGTTTTTTAGCTTTTTTCTTTTTCATATTTTCCTTTATTTAAATGGATACCCCAAGTTCCATATTACTAAACTGTTTCTTTCTCCACTTTTAACAGGACATACTCTATGCCATACAAATGAAGGAAACACAACCAAAGATCCTTTAGGCAATATTTCTTTACATTTTACAGGTTTTCTTTTTTTATCAGGATCTAGATTTCTAAAATCAAATTCTAGCTCACCACCTTTATAATCTTTTGGATCTGATAAGGTTACTGTTACTGATAATTTTCTAATCTTACCATGTGTCGGGTCACCTTGTTGTCTTACATAAGGTTTGTCCCAACTATCACAGTGCCAATCATAATACTGACCTTTTTTATATTTTGTAAATTGACAAGACTCACTAAAACTCCATTCAAAATTCCAACCTGCACTTGCATTTGCTTGATGAACAAATGGTTGTATTTCTTTATATATCCACCTATCATTCATCCAAACAATATTAGAATCTCTTTTTGTTTTTAAATCTTTTATTTCTTTTTGATTTAATTTTCTATCACCATAACCACCGGTTACTGCCATTTGATCTTGAAGTTGTTGACCATACTTTACAATGTCGTCACAAATACGAGAAGGTATTGCTGATTGAAAATACCAATAATAGTTTGTAAGATTCATTTTAATAAACTTTCGTTCCTAAAGATAATACTATTCTAGGAGTAATACTTATAGATTTATGTAAAGCATTTTGAGGTATTGTCAATACGTCACCTTTTTCTAATACATATTCTTTTCCCTCAACAAGATATATAGTCTTACCATATGCCCCTAATAAAAAAACACCATAAGGATCTCTATGAGGTCTACCACTACATCCAGAATTAAAAGAAAAAAATATATGTAAATCTGTTTTTATATTATTAGGATTAAAATTTTTATTTAAAGTATTGTATATATTTTTTAATTTAGGATTATCTTCAACATTTAATATTTGCATGGATGTATTTAAAACATAATCTTGATGATATTGTTTAGATAGAATACTTCTATATTCAGATTCTTGTAGTATCTCTGATAAAAAATTAAAATCTATATCTTGTTTAATTTTTATTAAATCTTTCTTATAAAATATTTCCATAACTTTCTTACAAAAATATACATTAATTTTAAATTTAAGTAAAGTATTAAGAAAAAGTTATAGTTCCAGATACTGTAAAAGTAGCTACTTTTGTACTTCCTGGAGCACATGCAATAGAATTAGTTCCTGGTGCAATAGTCCCTGTCATAGAAGTAGGGTATCTTAAAATTGCAATTCCTGATCCACCTTGTCCTGAGTTTCTTGCTGGAGTATCTAAACTTCCTGCTCCACCGCCACCACCACCAGTATTTGCACATCCTGAAGGCGCGGGTCCTGGGACTGGTCCACCTGTTCCAGATCCACCTCCTCCTGGTCCTGCACTTCCACCACCAGCTATACCATAGTTACCTCCACCACCTCCACCACCACGTGTTACTGGAGATCCTGTTATTGAAGATGCTTTTCCTGATCCACCTGGTCCACCACATCCAGAAGCACTACCGGCACCACCTGCACCACCTCCACCACCAGCTCCTCTACCACCATTTGGTGCAGGAGCATTATTTACACTACCTGCTCCTCCTGCATTACCTTGACTACATAAAGAAGATCCAGCTGTTATTTCAGGACTAGGTGTTCTAAATCCTCCCATTCCTCCACCACCAGATCCACCTGGTTGCCCTGATTCAGCGTTTGGTCCTGGCACTGGGTAAGGGTATGTATTTCCACCACCTCTACCACCACCGATGGCTGTTAATGTTGTACATCCATCATTTATGGTAGAATTAATTCCATTGGTATTACCAGCACTAAAAGGTGTTACTGCTGTTCCACCACCACCTACTGTTACTGTAATAACAGGGTTGTAAAGTTGAATTGCTGATGTTCCAGGAGTACAATATGATTCTATATAACCACCTGCTCCTCCACCACCATAAGCATTTGAAGCTTGCGCACCACCTCCTGCTCCTCCACCTGCTATTAATAAATAATCTACTTCTCCAAAAAATTTTGATGGCCATGTTCCTTGTTGCTTGGCTGCCATTTGACTTTGCATTGACCACACACCACTTGCTTTACTTAATTCTTTTACGATAACTATTCCTGGTCCACCTGCTCCACCATTAGCTCCTGGATAACCGGCGCCACCACCTCCACCCCCAGTGTTTGTAGTTCCTGCTGTTCCAACACTTCCACATTTGGAACCTGCACCACCACCTCCAGTTCCACCAGAACCTGTAGTAGCTCCTGCATTAGATCCGCCACCACCACCTCCAGCAAATACTGAACACGTTGGACCTACATTTCCATAATCTGGACTTACATCTGTTCCCGCTCCACCATCTCCAGCTTTAGGACCAGATCCGTCTTGACCGACTGCACTTGAACCGCCACCACCACCAGCTCCATAAGAGGGACCAGTGCCACTTCCATCACCACCATCATTTCCTTGTGGTGGATTAACAGGAGGTGTATTTCCAGATCCTCCTGGTACATAAGGAGCTGTAGTAGCTCCTGTTCCTCCACCACCAGAACCTCCATTACCTCCTGATGCATTATTACCACCTTTTCCTCCACCTGCGGAAGTATAAGTTACACCACATGCTACTAGACTAGAATTAACTCCAGCAGTTGTAGAGGCACCACCTCCACCAACAGTTACAGGAATAGATGTGTTTCCTGATGCATTAATTTCTATATTTCTAAAACCACCAGCACCTCCACCTCCTGATGAATTTCCTGGACCACCTGCAGGTCCACCACCACCTCCACCACCTGCAACTATAGCAGTTTTAACAACTCTAGTTCCTGGTTGTGTTGTAATTGTTCCTGTAGATGTTTTAACAGTTTGAGTACACTTCCCGAAAGAAGTTTTATTTGTTTTACCGATTATACCGCCATTAGATCTGGCCATTTGAGTCTCCTATTCGGACACCCAAGCTGTGCCATTCCAATTATATTTGGTAGGTGTTTCCGATGTATCGTTTGATTTTATTGCTTCCCAACCTGTTGTGTTGTCAGCGTTGTATTTTGTTTCGTTCCAAGAAATCATGTAGAACCATTCTGGTTCTGCTTGACCATCATTTGTAACCGATGGATAAGTTATTGGTGCTTGCCAATTATCTTCTGAATCTAATGACCATGAAGCGTGAGGTTGTTGTCCTAAAAATTTATCTTTTACAGGATCATAAATCATTCCGATACCTGCGTATTGTTTTCTAAAATTATGATTGTAAGAAGTTTGTTTCCAAATACCACCATTAAAAAAATTAATACACCATGTTTCTCCATCAGGATGCATATCTGAAGGGACTACATCATTACCTACAACTACTACTCTTTGTACTACTTGATGTGAATCTGACGTAAATCCTGTAGGATCTGTCATTACTTTTAATTCTGCGAAATGTGCCATATTTTTACTCCTTAAATTTTATATTTATATTTTAATCTTAACTAATTGTCAACGTTCCAGATACAGTAAATGATGCTACTTTACATCCTCCAGCTGGTCCCGGTAATGTTGCAATACTATTAGTTCCTGGTGCAACGCTTGCAGTTGTTGATCCTGGTACACGTAGTACTACAATACCTGGTCCACCATTTCCTCCATTATAACCTGTTCCACCAGGTGAATTAAATCCACCTCCTCTTCCACCTGTTCCACTATTATCAGGACCATTAGCACCTGGTGAGCTATCTCCTTGATTACCACTAGCTCCTCCAACTGCATAAGTTACATCAGAATTTGTTATTGTGTTAGGAGCTCCTGCTCCTCCAGCTCTTGGTCCACCACTCGGTGGGGCTGCACCTGCTGTACCAGCAGCTGTGGCTCCTCCACCACCTGCTCCTGTTCCATCGTTAATTCCTGGTGATGCACTTGATGCTCCACCAGCATTACCTTCAGGAATACTAAATCCTCCAGCATTACCTGATCCACCTGTTGTAGAGCCATTATCAGTTCCACCTCCACCACCACCAGATCCTCCAGGTGTTCCTGGCGTATGAGGATTTTCTGCTGCTCCACCTCCACCACCACCAGATGAAACAATTCCATAAAAAGAAGAAACAGTTCCTGAAGGTGCTGCAGTTCCTGATCCACAACCTCCTGGCCATGTACCACCAGATCCACCGGCACCAACTGTAACTGTATGAGTTCCAGGTGCAACTAGTATTGAATTTCTACGTAAAGGAGAAGGTCCATACCCAGAAGACCTATATCCTCCAGCTCCACCACCACCAGCAGAACCTACTTGACTTCCACCACCACCGCCACCACCACCAGCTACTATTAAATAATCTAAACTTACACCTACACTTGAATCAACAATATTTAAAGTTCCTGATCCAGTAAATTCTGCAACATAATCAGCATCTGCTCCAGAAGAAGCTGCTCCATAAGATACTGCACACCCTGGAGTTCCTGTAAGAAGAACTCCTGCAGTTCCTGATGCTCTCGCAACCACAATACCTTTACCACCTGCTCCACCTGGACCAGGATATTCAGGAGCCGGAGGATTTTTAAGACCTCCACCACCTCCACCACCACCTGTGTTTTCTGTACCAGCATCACCATTTACATTAGCTTCTGGCAATGTAGCATTTCCACCAGCTCCACCACCGCCAGCTCCGCCAGCTCCACCATTACCTTGTGATCCTGGAGTGTTAAGTCTAATACCACCTCCACCACCACCGGCATATGTTGTTGCTGATCCTGTAATATTATTTGGTGCTCCTGCACCACCTGCACCACCATCTTGAGATGCAGCTTGAGCACCTGCAGCTGTAGCTCCACCACCGCCACCACCACCTTCAAAATAAGTAGGACCACTTGTACCACCTCCATCACCACCACTATTACCTTCTGGTATTGTAAATCCACCAGCGTTTCCTGATGCACCTGAAGAACCTGGTCCTCTACCACCTGAACCACT